CTGCCCATCGATCCCGACCTGCAGCGCGTCGCTTCCGAGCCGCACCTCTTCACCGACGCGGGCAATGGCACGATGGGGGTCAATCTCAATCGCACACCGCTCGCCCAGGTCGTGGACGTGCGTGTCACCCAGACCCGTACCGAGACCGTTATCCACGGCGCTTTCACCGGTGCGCAGGATCTGCTCGGCAAGCCTGCCGTGGTGGCAATCACCGAAGTAAAACAGGGTGGCACGACCTACGCCGCCGGCACCGACTACAAGCTCACCGCCGACAAGGTCGACTGGACACCTGCCGGTGCCGAACCCGCCCCCGGCTCCAGCTACCAGGTGACCTACCAGTACATCGCCAGCGTGACCCCCACCGACCTCACGGACAGCGGATTCACGGTGGCCAATGTGGTGGCCGGCACCACCATGTACATCGACTACGACTGGAAGCTGCCGAGGATCGATCTCCTGGCGCTCACGCCTGATGGACAGGTCGAGTGCATCAAGGGGATCGCGCAGGTGATCAACCCGCTGGCCCCCAATGCGCCGGCCGGACGGCTCGCCATTGCCGAGATCCGCTACGACTGGGCCGGCACCTCGGTGCCCGAGGTCCGCAATGTGGCGATTCGCACCATCAAGGTGTCGGAACTCGCCGCCATGCAAACGCAGATCGGCGATCTCTATGACCTGATGGCCCTGGAGCGCCTGCGCATCGATGCCAACATCAACGAGCCGGCCGCCAAGAAGGGGCTGTTCGTCGACAATTTCCTGGACGACGATTTGCGGGATCAGGGCGTGGCGCAGAGCGGGGCCGTGGTCGCGGGGGTGCTGACCCTGCCGATTGCTGCCAGCGTGCAGCATGCCAGCGCCAACGGCAACACCCTGCTGACGCTGGACTACACCCTCACCCCCGTGGTCGAGCAACTGGCGCGCACCGGTTCGATGAAGATCAACCCCTATCAGGCCTTTGCGCCCATGCCGGCGCATGTCACCCTCAATCCGGCGGTCGATCAATTCACCACCACCCAGACCAGTTGGACCTCCGACATCACCGAGCGCCTGATCACCGGCAGCGGATCGCTGGAGCGCGTGGTGGAGACCCGCAGGGCGGAGCAGGTCGTTTCATCCCGCAGTGAGGAGGCCGAGTTTCTGCGCCCGATCTCCGTGGCCTACAGTGCCGACGGCTTTGGCCCGAACGAGGCGCTGGCCACCCTGCGCTTTGATGGCCTCCCCCTCAACCAGCCGGCGGGCAAGCAGGCCAATGCAGTAGGTTTGCTCACCGGCGACTTTCAGGTACCGGCCAACATTCCCGCCGGCGCCAAGCTGGTGGAGTTTCTCGGGGCCGGGGGCAGCTACGGGGCCGCCACCTATGTCGGGCGTGGCAGCATCGTCACCGAGGTGCGGCGCAATCTGCTCACCACCGTCATTTTGCGCAGCAACCCGGTCGATCCGCTCGCCCAAACTTTTACGCTGGCCGAGCGGCGCGTGATGGCCGGCGTCGATTTGTGGTTTACCGTCAAAGGGGGAAATGCGCCGGTGGTGGTGCAGATCCGCGAAACGCAAGTCGGCCTGCCGACGGCCACCGTCCTGACCGAAGGGAGCTTGCGGGCAGCCGACATCAAGACCGATGGCAACGCCACACGCATTACCTTCGACCCGGTGGCGCTGGAAGCCAACCGCGAATACGCCCTGGTGGTGATGACCAATGATGCACAGCATGCCGTGTCGGTCGCCGAACTCGGTAAATACGACCCGCGTACCGGCTGGGTCACAGCCCAGCCCTACCAGATCGGGGTGCTGCTCTCGTCTTCCAATGCCAGCACCTGGACGCCGCACCAGAGCCAGGATCTGAGCTTCCGGCTCCTGGGCTGCCGTTTCTCGCCCATCGCGCGGACAGTGAGTCTGGGCAGCTATGCCGTGACCGAGCTTTCCGATCTCATGGCGCTGGCCGGGGTCGAGCGTCCGGCAGCGGGGACGGATGTGCAGTTCATCGCCACCGATGCCCAGGGCAAGACCTATGCGCTGGCCGAAGGGCAGGGGTTGGCGTTGACCGAGAAGCTCTCCGGCAACCTCTCGGTGTCGGCCCGGCTGACCGGCACCGAAGTCGCCAGCCCGATTCTCTACCCGGGCACACAGCTGGTGTTCGGTACGCTGGCAGCGGCAGGCGACTATCTGTCGCGAGCGATTCCAGCGGCAGCCAGCTTCAATGTCGCGGTGATCTTCGATGCGCTCACCCCCGGGTCGTCGAGTGTCACCGTCAAGATGGAATCGGGTACAGCAGGCAACTTCACTGCGCTCTCGCTCGACAAGGGCGTGGAGGTGGGCAACGGCTGGGTCGAGCGCACCTACAAGGCCACCGGACTTTCCGGCATCGGCGCAGACAAGCTCTCCCGCGTAAAACTCGAACTGGCCGGCAGTCCGCAGCACCGGCCGTTTGTGCGCCGCCTGCGCGTGATCGTGACCTGATGGAGGTAAGCGATGCCTGACGAACGCACCCCGGTGCTGAATCTGCCACTGCCACACCCCGATCACCTGCTCTCTGACGATGTGTTGCGCATCCGCACGGCACTCCTGCTGGTCGATACCGGCTTCGGTCAGCAGCACAGCGCGCTGCAGGAAGCACTCACTACGCAACTTGGCGAGATGCAGGCAGCACTCTCCAGCCAGCAGGGCCAAGTACAGACGGCACTTGCCNNCACCACCAGCGCCGTGGCCGACGCCTTGGACTGAAGTCAGTGCCGACGTGCTGCGCCGCATCCGCCGCCTGAAACTCAATCAACTCCTCAATCTCGATCTTTGAGAGGACTCCCTATGCCCATTTCAACGCAACTCCAGACCCAGATCGATGCGATCCAGACGCGTATCAACACTGTCGCACCGAATGCCACACCCGAAGACCTGGTGATGCTGGCCAAGGCCGTCGAGGCGGTCGGCGGTCAGGCCACGGTGTTCGATGTGATCGACACCGGCGAGATCAAGAAAGCCGAACTGGTGGCCACGGCTCTCAGCAAGTCCGCCGAAGTGATTGCCACGGGGGATGCCCAGGTCAACCGGGTCACCCAGCAAGGCGACTTGAAATTCAACGAACTCAGCCAGGAGGTGCAGCGCTACGCGGCATTTGGTGGCGCAACCCTGTCGGCCATGGGTTCGCTCGGGATGGTCCCGGCGCCACTGGCCGGCGAAGACCGGCGTTTCCTGCGTGGCGATGGCGCCTGGCGTTTCCCGGGCGAAATCCCGATTGGCGGCATCGCGCTGATCCACCCCAATATGGACACCAGCCGCTACCTGCCGGCCGAGGGTGGCACCGTCCTGATCGCGGACTATCCGGAGCTGGCCGACGTGTTGGGCCAGGCACCGACCAACCTGCCTCATCCGTCGATCGGCAACTCGGTGCTCAACGGCGAGCCCCCCGGCTACAGCAGTAGTTACCGCGCGGCGGCCGTCAATGGCGAGCGCGTGGTCATCGTGCGTTCCGGGTCAAGCGGCATCCACTATTCCAGCAATGGCGGGCAGAACTGGGCGAATGCCCAAGTCAGCGCCCTGGGGTTCAACGGCCCCTACTGGCCGGCCATCTCGGATTCCGGGCGCACGGTCGGCTGGGTCAACTACGATGGCAACGCTTCTCCCGCCCGGGTGCGGTTTCAGGTGGCCAGCGCGGCGACCTTCGGCGCCTGGACGACGCACATCAACTCGGTGGGCAGCGAGCAGTTCAATACCACCTGGAGCAGCGTCGTCATCGGCTTGCCGCAAGGCGTGGCCGCCATCGACAATCGGCTGGCCGATGTCAATCAGGTGCTCTACCAGTACGTCCAGGATGGCGCGAGCGCCGTCACCCGCGAAACCAATCTGACGATCATGGTCGATACGCGCATCACCCGGGTGCGTGGGGCACTGCGCCTGGGTGCTCGTCTGTATCTGTTGGTCGACAACAACGCCAGTTGGCGTGCCCTGCTGCGTACCGACGATGCCGGGGCCAACTGGACGCTGGCCTGGGAGGGCAGCAGTACCTGGGGCAATCACCTCACCCTCAACGGTACCTGGAACACTCGGCAGGATGCCGGCCAGCCGTCCTATGTCGAGAATGGGCTGGGCATCATCCACTCAGGCAGTCAGCTATTGCTGATCGCGGCCGATGGCAGCCTGAGCTGGGTCAATCAACCCAGTGGCCACACCCTGATCGCCGGTAGCGTCCATTTTGTGAATGGCCTCTACTACGCCGCCAGTGGCACTGCCGTGTTCCGCACGGCGGACTTCAGCAGTTGGGAACAGGTCGCGACCGCCAGTCAGATCCTCGGGGCGACCGGCACACTCGCGCGCATGTGGGTGCATCCGGGCAGCGGCAGTTTTGGGTTCTACTCGAACCTCAATACCCTGACCCTGGTGCAGACCCGGGACTTTGTGCGTTATTTGCGCAACCGGATGCCGTCGCGCTGGAGCACCAGCATCCAGTTACGGCGCAGTCACTTCACCGGGGATCGGTTTGTCTGGTTCATCGCCGAGTCGAGTAACAACAGCTACCACTTCGACTTTGCCCTGTTCGATCTAGTCAGTGGGCGCTTCTACGCCAACAACTATTTCTCCAACTACGGGGCCTCGATTAACGGCTACTGGCTGTTGCCGCTCTCGGGCGGGCGTTGGCTGCATTTCACGCAGCAATCGAGCAGTCAATACGTGTATGTCGCCAGTGCGGCAAGTCTGTACAGCTACAACCTGGCCAGCGAGTTTCGCCTGCCGAGCAGTTCGGGGGAGTTCGCCGCCGTTGGCGCCTATGGCAATCAGTCGACCTCACTCTCGAATACCAGTAGCGGCAGCTACGGTGGCTATCGCTACTACGTGCGTGCCCAATAAGGAGAAAGACCATGCGAACCATCTACGAGATCAAGCACGGGTTTCTGGGCGAGACCGCCGAGATCGAAGCCGGTCAGCCGGCGCCTGCCGGCTGGACTTTTACGCCGCCACCCAAAGTCACCAAGACCAAGGCGGCCCGCTGGCAAGGCGATGGCTGGGCACTGGTACCCCTGATCGAGCAACAGGCAGCAGAGGAGGCCGCCAATTGGCTGGCAGAGCAACCGCACATGCAGGTTGCGGTGGTCACGACGGTCTCCATGCGTCAGGCGCGTCTAGCATTGCTCGGTGCCGGATTGCTCGATTCGGTGGAAACCGCCATCGCGGCCATGGCCAGTACGGAAGGCCGGGCGGCACAAATCGAGTGGGAGTACGCCACCGAGGTGAAGCGTGACTCGCCGCTGGTGTCCGGGCTGGCGCAGGCCTTGCAGCTTGATGAAGAAATACTGGACCGGCTGTTTGCCGTAGGGGCAACGCTATGAACCGGCTTACGCTGCTCGCCCTGTGGGCGCTGTGCCAGGTCGCGACCCTCATCGCTTCCGTCTGGATGTTGGCCGCAGCCCTGACGGGCAGTCGTCGTGCCTGGACCCTGGCGGTTGCCCATGACCAACTGGCTAACACGGCTTTCGGCGGGCACGAGGATGAAACCCTGTCCAGTCGTGCCGGCAAGGCGGCGCGCGAGGGCAAACGCTGGGCCTGTGTGCTCTGCCGCTTGCTCGACCGGCTCGATCCCAATCACTGCGAGAAGTCCATCGAGCCGGATCGAGGTAAGCCGCTGATCTGCCGACTGCTCAATCACCCCATTCCCCCTGATTTATTCCGCCAATTGGCGGATTTTTTACGCCTGGAGACTCTTATGGCAGATCACTTTTTGCATGGCGTGGAAGTTGTCGAAATCGACAACGGCCCGCGTCCCATTCGTACCGTCCGATCCTCTGTGATCGGCCTCATTGGCACCGCACCGGATGCCGATGAAACTTCATTCCCGCTGAACACGCCGGTGCTGGTTGCCGGCTCTCGCCTGGAGGCGGCGAAGCTGGGCAGCACCGGCACCTTGCCCATGGCCATCGACGGCATCTTCGATCAGGCGGGTGCCCTGGTGGTTGTGATCCGGGTGGCTGCAGGCGCGACCGAGGCCGAAACGCAAACCAACGTACTCGGCGGTGTCGATGAAGCTGGCCAATATCTCGGCTTGCAGGCATTGCTGGCCGCCCAGTCGGTGGCCAAGGTCACGCCGCGCATCCTGATCGCCCCGGGTTTCACCCATCAGCGCCCGACCGACCCGGACGACAGCCTCCGCCAATTGGCGAACCCGGTGGTGGCGGAACTCTTGGGCATTGCCGAGCGCCTGCGCGCGGTGATCATCGCCGATGGCCCCAACACCACCGATGCCGCAGCCATCGACTACCGCGAGGACTGGGGCTCGCCCCGTATCTATGTCGTCGATCCACACGTCAAGGTGATGAAGAACGGTGCAGTGGTGACCGAACCGGTGTCGGCTCGCGTCGCTGGCCTGATTGCCAAGATCGACAATGATCGGGGCTTCTGGTGGTCGCCCTCGAACAACGTCATCAACGGCATCGTCGGCAGCCACCGGCCGGTGGACTTCGCGCTGGGTGATCCGAATGCCCGGGCCAACCTGCTCAACGAGAACGAGGTCGCCACGATCATCCAGGAGGACGGCTACCGCCTGTGGGGCAACCGCACCTGTTCGAGTGATCCGAAGTGGGCCTTCCTCAGTGTGCGGCGTACCGCCGACATGATCAACGAGTCGCTGCTCCGGGCCCACCTCTGGGCGGTGGATCGCAACATCACCAAGACCTATGTCGAGGAAGTCACTGAAGGCGTGAATGCCTACCTGCGCCAGTTGAAGGCGCTGGGCGCGATTCTCGGCGGCAAGTGCTGGGCCGACCCGGACCTGAACTCGCCGATGTCGATTGCCGACGGCAAGATCTATTTCAACTTCGACTTCACGCCACCGTACCCGGCCGAACACATCATCTTCCGCTCGCACCTGGTCGATGACTATCTTGAGGAGATTCTGTAATGGCCATCGAACTGCCGCGTGTGCTGAAGAACATGAACCTTTTCGTCGATGGTCGCGGCTACGCCGGACGTATCGACGAGATTCAACTGCCCAAACTCACCCTGAAGACCGAGGAGCATCGTGCCGGGGGCATGGATCTGCCGGTGGAGATCGATCTCGGCATGGAGAAGCTCGAAGCGGAACTCACCATCGCCGATCACGATCCCGAGGTTTTTAAACTGTTCGGCCTGCTGGACAACGCTGCCACCCAGATCACCATCCGGGGCGCGATTCAGGCGCAGGGAATGGAGGCGAAACCCGTCATCGTCAATCTGCGTGGTGGCTGGAAGGAGCTTGATGCCGGCACCTGGAAGCCGGGCGACAAGAGCACCCTCAAGGTCTCGGTGGCCGCCAGCTACTACAAGCTGACCATCGACGATGAAGAGTTGATCGAGATCGATGCCATCAACCTGGTCAGGAAGGTGGCGGGGATCGATCAGATGGAAGCCATTCGTGCCGCCATCGGTCTGTGATGAACGATAAGGAGAGCATCGAATGAACACTGCCGAACGCATCACCCTGAACTTTCCCATCGAGCACGATGGCGTGCCGATTGCCGCAGTGGCCCTGCGCCGTCCCACGGTGGGTGACCACCTCACCGCGCAGAAGTCAGCCGGCACCGATGCCGAGCGCGAGATTCGGCTGATCGCCAACCTGGCCGAGTTGCCGCCAGCGGCGATTCACCAGCTCGACATGAAGGACTACGCCCAACTGCAGAAGGTGCTGGGCGGTTTTTTGTCATAAGCCAGGACGAGCTCAATGCACTTGTTGTTGAGCTCGCTCTCTATACCCACTGGCCTCGATCCGAGTTGCTTGCCCTGGAGGTGAGTGAATTGGTCGAGGCCTTGTCATTGGCGCGGCGGTTGTCCGCAGTGCCGTCTTCCTGACCCAACCCGAGGCGCCCCATGGCCACAGCGCATCCCGTTCAGATCAGTATCGGTGCCACGCTGGCCGCCTCACTTGGCTCGGCTGTTCGTGGTGCGCAAGCCCAGCTGAATCAACTCGGCTCGACCATGGCCGAACTGGGCAAGAAGCAGTCCGGCATCAAGCAGCTGGAGGGCCTGCGTGCTCAGGCCAAGGATGCGGCGCTCGCCATGCGCGCTGCTCGGCAGAAGGTCTCGGGCCTGGAAGGTAATCTGGCCAATCAGGGTGGCGAACCATCGGCCAAGCAGGCCAAGGAACTGGAGCGTGCGCGTGCCGCTGCGACTCGGGCCGAAGAAGCCTACCGTCGCCAGCGCGCGGCGGTGGATGAACTCTCCGGATCGCTGGCGAAGTCCGGCGTCAATCTGCGTGCCGTCGGTAGCGAGTCCGCCAAACTCGGGCAGCAGATGGAGTTGCTGCGCACTCGCACCGAAGCCCTGAGTCGCGCACAGCAGGCACAGGCTCGTAATCTGGAGAATCGCAGCGCCTACCGCGCCCAGATGATGGATGCGGTGGCCTTGGGTGGTGCGCTCTATGGCCTGGTGCAACCGGCGGTAGCGTTCGAGTCGGTGATGGCCGATGTAAAGAAGGTCGTGAACTTCGACACGCCCGAGCAGTTCGGCCAGATGAGCAAAGACGTGCTCTTGATGTCGACGCGCATCCCCATGGCGGCCGATGGCATTGGTGCCATCGTCGCGGCAGCGGGTCAGGCCGGCATCGCCCGGGAAGAACTGCTGCGCTTTGCCGAAGATGCCGCCAAGATGGGCGTGGCTTTCGACCTCTCCGGGGATCAGGCGGGTGCCGCCATGACCGGCCTGCGCTCGATCTTCGGACTCACGCAGGACGAGGTGGTCAAGCTCGGGGACGCCATCAACCATCTGTCCAACAATATGGATGCCAAGGCATCCGACTTGTTGAACATCGCCAACCGGGCCGGCTCGACGGCGAAGCTGTTTGGCCTGTCCGGCGCGCAACTGAATGCCCTGGGTGCGACCTTCCTCGCCTTGAAGACCAAGCCAGAGGTGGCCGCCACCGGCATCAATGCGCTACTGATGAAGCTCGCCACCGCCGACAAGCAGGGTGCGAAGTTTCAGGAGGGGCTGTTCAGCATTGGCATGAGCGCCGAGGTGATGAAGAAGATGGTTGCCGAGGACGCGCAGGGGGCCATCGTCACCTTCCTGGAGCAGGTCAAATCTGCCCCGGATGTGATGGGCACGCTGGCCGATCTTTTCGGGGCGGAATACGCCGACGATATCGCCAAGCTGGTCGGATCGCTCGACACCTACAAGGGCGCCCTGGGGCTGGTCGCCGAGGAAACCCGGTATGCCGGCTCAATGCAGGCCGAGTACGAAGCCCGTTCGGCCACGACCGCCAACAACCTGCAATTGCTCAAGAACCAGATGAGCCGCTTGGGCATCACCGTGGGCAATGCACTGCTGCCGGCCTTGAACAGTCTGGTCGGGGCGCTGATGAAACCCATCGAGGGGCTCACGGCCCTGGCCGAACGCTTTCCCATCGTCACGCAAGTGGTGGTGGGCACCGTCGGTGCGGTGCTCGGTTTGAAAGTGGCGACGATTGCGCTGGGTTATGCCTGGACCTTTGTGAAGGGGCCGATCCTTGGCGCACAGGTAGCGTTCCAGTCAGCACGCGCAGGCTTGGCGCTGCTGCAAGTGCAGGCAGCGGCCACGGGTACCAGTGCTGGGATTCTGTCGATTGCCTGGCAGCGGCTGCAGGCTGGCGCATGGGGTCTGATCACCCCGATCAGGTCGGTAGCGCTGGCCTTCTGGTCAATGTTGCCGGCGATTGGTGCGACCACGGTGGCGCTCTTGGCCAACCCGATCACCTGGATCGTGGCCGGCATTGGGGCGGCTGTCGCCGGTCTCGTACTGGTGATCCGCAAATACTGGGATCCCATCGCCGCTTACGTCGGCGGGGTATTCGAGGGCATTCGTTCGGCGATGCAGCCGGCAATTGCCAGTCTGAGTTCGGCGCTGGCACCGCTGGCCCCCATTGGAACAGCCGTCGCCAACGTCTTCGGTTTCATTGCTGATGCGGTGAGTGGGCTGGTCGGTTGGGTCGGGGCTTTGCTTGCGCCGGTAACACTCTCCAAAGATGAGTTCGACAGCTTGTCGGCCTCGGGGCAATCGCTCGGGGCGGTGATCGGTGGTGTGTTGAGCACGGCTTTCACGGCGCTGACCTTGCCGATCCGCGCGGTCGGCACCCTGGTGGGCTGGGTCATCGAGGGCTTTACAGCGCTAGTGTCCTTCTCGCCTTTGGCCCTCATCAGCGCCGCCTGGCAGCCGGTGGCGGATTTCATGACTGGTCTCTGGTCAGGCATCACCACTACCGTGGGNCANGCCATCGACTGGATC